CTGAGCTGTCATTGAGTTTGGAATAAAATCACGGTTTAGCTCAACCTTAACATCACCAGTTACGCCCGACCAATCGCGCAAATATTCCATGACGTGCGTTAATCCAATGCTAATAGACTGAGCAATTGAAGCAAGCACGCTGTTCTCGCTTGATCTATGAATATTAGCCGTTTGCGCTGATTCTGCTGCGCGTTTTTCAGGTGCTAAGATTCGCGCTCCAAGTGTTGCCATCATTGCCTCTTTTGAGCGCAATGCTTCGCGCAATTCGCCCAAACCTTGACCCGTAAATTCAAGATAAAATGCTTTACTTTGTGGGTCTGGCAATAGCCATGCCGTGCCGCTACCGATGCGAAGTGACGCGCTTTTATCGTCTGAATAATATCCTGTCACAACGGGTGTTGGTAGTCCAGTAAAGTGCAAACCGTGTTCATAATCGGCTGTGGTTCTGTAATGCGATAAATTCACGTCAACAAGGTCAAGCAATGGCGGCTTATCAACACATGGTGAATTATCTCTAACCCCAAAAAACTCAAACGGGATTTTGTTAAGTGGTCGCCCGTTAATTTTTGGGTAAACTTCATCCACTAAAATAAACTCACCGCGTTTGTCTTTGCGGAAAACACGCTGACGATAAATTCCACCATCGCCTAAATCTAAAACGCGCCATTGTGGTTCGCATTTAGATTCAAACTCATCAACTGCGATCTCGTTTTCTTCTTCAAGTACCACCAGTGTTAACTGTTCAACGTTGTTAATGCGCCCCGTTTTCCAGTTTATAATTGATTCTGCATCGTACATGGTCGCGTAAGGTCTTGCGCCTTGTGCCTGTGCTTGTGCAAGTGTTACCGCATTAACAATGGGTGGAAAATCGACAAGCACGGCACAACGTCCGATAGTAATAACTTCTTCTGCTACCATTTCAGCAAATTGATGCAACGATAACCCGCCCATTGTCACGTCTGCAATAATATTATCCATTGCCGCTGGTGCTGTGATGACTTCGGGTTTTAGGAATAGCATTCCCGTTAAGCCGTCGATTGTGCGATTTGTAGCGTTGTAATAAAGTGCCCGCTGTTTGTAAGCATAATATTCAGCGTCAGTTTGACCGCTTAGGCGTGGAAGGTATTTAATACCATATTCGTGGATCTCGTCTTGCCCTTCTGCTGCGTGTTCGCATCGTTTCCACTGCTCATAATATTCGTGATACTCCGAATTTTTAGTGTCTACTGCCATTTTTATATTCCTGTAATTGCTGCAAATGTTGGTCTATTATTCACTAGCGGGTATCTATACGCAATAAAATAACCTGTTGCATCAACAACGTGATCAAATCCACCAGCTTTGTCAGGCTCACCCGTTTTTGCATAGCATTGCTTTTCAAGTGATTCAACCAGCATTGGACAATACTGCGCATTAACAAAATAACGTCTTGCGCCTAAATTGTGAATCATAGCGTTAACCGATAACACGCGATCTTTAATGAATGGGTTGCGTGAATTAACCAACACTTGCAACCCGTACGAGCGCAAAATGCTGTGATCTGATTCGCTTGCGTTGTTTGATTTTCGAGCGTTACCGCTTGCATCAGGATAAATTAAAATCCTGTGCGTTGGGTAGCGTTCTTTTAGTAACCGCGCCATTGTTGGCGTATCGAACACGCCAGTGAGCTCATTAACAACATGAACGCTGTCACCGCGCAATACATGAATAACAGCAGACATATTGGAAACGTTAAAATCCAACCCAACATGCAAAACATCGTCTGAATTAATAACTTCAATGGATGAATTAAGATTTCTGTCAAACTCATGGTAGACGCTCCCAGCGTTAAGGTTTACAAAATTGCCATCAAGATATGCGGATAATTGTGCGCTTGAATAGGTTGCTTCAAGTTGCTTAATGTAGCCATCGGGCAAATAGGGATTGCTTGAAGTAGGTGCTTTGATTAACTCGTAGCCTTCGCGCTGTTCTTTTCCCCACATTTCGTACATAAAAGCAAAGCCTTCAGGTGTTGATACTGCTGCAAGCGTGTTAGGCGAGTTGTCTGGTTTTCGTTCTCTAATCCGTCCAAGCATTTTAGTCCAAACCAGTTTGGCTTGGTCAACACGCAACGTATCGGCTTCATCGATAACTGCATCGGCTAATTGAAAACCAACTAAACGCTCTGGGTTGTCTGCTGATCTGAAAATGATCTGCGAATTGTTTTCGAGTTTGATAATTGCATCAGCTTTATTAAGATTATATTTCACACCCCATTCATCAAGTATTTCTTGAAATCGTGGGAAAGCAATTAACCTGATAAGGTCATAAGTAGGCTCAACAAACCCAAACGATAAGCCATCGTATTTAAGTGCAAGCAAGGCTAATCGAATGACAGCGGCTTGTGATTTCCCCGCGCCATATCCCGCCACCATTGCAGGGTGGATTGCTTCACTGAAGATAAAATCTTCTTGGGGTTTAGTTAACTTAAGCCTAATCTTCACGCGCTGCCCGCTCAACCACAAATGTGTATCCTGTTTTTATAGTTGCTTCAACACGATCTGTTGATACGCCTGCTGCTTTACCTCTGGCAATTTCAGCCGTAATTGCCGCATTGATTTGATTGTTTTTTACAGCAAGGTTGCGCAACGTCATCAAGTCTTTTAAATGCGATTCAAGTGTAATGCCAACGGCTTCAATGATTGGTTTGCGTAGTTCTTCAATACGCCCCGTTATAGCCCCGTCTGTCATTAGCTCGCCAGCTCTTTTAATAACTGTTGCCGCTTTAGTATTTTCGCCAACATCGTAAGCCCCACGATAAGCGTCAGCCTGTGTTTTGCCTTCTGCAACGAGTTGTGCAAAGCGTTCTTGTTTAGGTGTGAGAGCCATAAGTTTCACCCGTTGATTCTAATGTGGCTTGCCTGCCTGTGAAGTCTTGCCAGCGTTTTACGATAACATCGCAATACTTTGGGTCAAGTTCCATGCTGCGGTTAATGCGTCCTGTTTTTTCGCAAGCAATCAATGTTGACCCGCTTCCGCCAAATAAATCTAAAACAATCCATCCTGCCTTAGTTGTTTTATCTATCGCTTCCTCTGCCAACGCTACTGGTTTTTGCGTAGGGTGCAGATATTTGCTAGAGCCGTCTTTACCAACCTTCCACACGCTTCCTACTCTCTTTCCTGTTAGTTCTGCTCCACGATGCCAAACTAAAGCAGTTTCATAGTCGCTGCTAAATGTTTTTTTTAAATCACCTATTCCACCACCCGCTTTAAACCATATAACCTGATTAGTTGGGTAATCAAAAACATTAAAAGCATCAATCCATTTTGTAATAACTTTCCAGCTTGTCCATACGAAAACCCATCCATCCGAACATGCTGCAATAGTTGGTGCAATATCTAAAAAAACATCATCATTTTGCAAAACTTCAAACTTAGCTGACTTTGTACGCATATTCGATTGGTAAGTCACACCATATGGCGGGTCAGTGTGAACCATTTGCGCCTTTTGGTTTAAAAGCAGATTATTTACCGCATCAATACTTGTACTATCTCCACACATCAACCGATGATTTCCAAGTAGCCAAACATCACCAAGTTTAGTAATAGGATCGTCTGGCACATCAGGCACAGCGTCCTCGTCTGTTAAACCTTCTGTTTGCTCTACTTCATCAAGCAATGATAATTCTGTATCATCAAACCCAAGCAAATCCAAATCAAACCCGTCATCGGATAATTCACCCAGCTCTAACGCCAACAAATCATTATCCCAACCACTATTCAACGCCAAACGATTATCTGCAAGAATATATGCTTTCTTTTGCGTCTTAGTGAGGTGTTTAAGCTCAATGGTTGGTACTTCATCAAGATTTAACTTTTTAGCCGCCATAACGCGACCATGACCGGCAATAATGCCATTCTCACCATCAACCAAGACAGGCGAATTAAAACCAAACTCTTTTATGCTTGCAGCGATTTGCAAAACCTGCTGCTCGCTGTGCGTTCGTGCGTTGTTCACATACGGTATCAAATCAGCCGTTTTGCGTTGTGTAATTTCCATTTTTTACCCTATAAGGAATCTTTGCTTTTAAGCACATTCTAACCATAGCGAGTATAGTTGGCTTTAATTCGATTGGTTCATTAGCAAATTTTAACCGGTTTAAAACAGCGTTTTCAGCTTTTGTTACCGCATAAAGATTTTCGATATTCATGTTTTGTTTGTCGTTATCATAAAACCTAACAATAGTTTCACCTGTTATTTCGCCATAATGTTTAGCATAAATTAATCGATGTTTTAATTGCCAGCGTTCTTTTTTTGTTCCTGTTTCAGCCACTTTAACACGAATATACCCATCATTATCAACATGCTCATCACCTAATGGTCGAGTGTTCCATGTTTCATTTCCTTTTTTGAATCGAGTTTTTGATTCACCAGTTGATTTTTTAACGCCTTTATTCCAAGGCGTAAACCCTTTCTGAAACCGTCCACTGTTCATTTTAAAATAGCAGGAAGTTCTTTGCGTTCTGGAATGTCATTAATGCGTGTTTGTGCATCAAGGACTAAACGCGCATTATCCACAATTGTACGCGCAATAATCGTCAAACTTTTTGAGCGTTCTGCTTCAAAAGCAAGTTGCTCAACACTTAATGATTCTTCGCTCAATCTTTCCATTTGAGCAAATAAATGATTGTTTAAATCTGTCAGTGTATTTTTCATTCTTGTTCCTGTTTAATTTAACCATCAAGTAATTAAACCATAACCCCGCAGTGCAAAATTATCAGAAATGCTGCGGTAAAACTGCTCCCGTCTTTTTCCCGTGCGAGAGGACACGCGTTAGGGTTTAATTCTTCATGGTTAAAAAACCACCACGCCATAAACTGCAATGAGTGGTGGCCGTGTTTAAATTTGATAGTTGCCGGTGCTGATCTCCGGCTTATTGCAATCCGTGAGTTATGATGCAATGGAGTTTCTCACCAGCTTCCTGCGCATCAGCCTGCACATTAACTATCAAGTCATAGCAACTATTGGGAGTTGAACCCAAATCAATGACATTTTAACGTTAGACCTCACTGGTAGCTAACCAGCCTTTAGTTGCTATGCTTCATAGTGCTTGTCTTTCCAAGCTGTCAACAAGAACCCCGACCCTAACGGCTAGGCTTGTCACCAACCAACCCAGTCATTGATAAATCGCCAATATTAAAAAGTGATTTCTGGGTTGGTTAGTGTAAAAATTAAAAAACCCCTAGTAACTAACCGAGCAGGATAAGTTAAAAGAGGCTAAAAGGTGAGTTTTAAATTTAACACTTCTGCTCAAGCAAATTTAAAACGTGCTTTTATTATAATCTCTTTAGCCAATATGTAAATAATTATTTTATTATTAACGCAATTTGTGCGCTTTTTTGTTGTAACAGTTTGTAATAGTTTTGTAGTAGTTTTTGTAGTAGTTTTTTCTTTATATATTATAGACTTGTAATAGTTGTAATAGTTATTTATAAAAAACAAGTTTTATTATAATTCAGGTGAAAAACATAAAAAAACCCCTACAACTGTTACAACTGTTACAAGACGTTGAATCTTATAAAGTTATTTTTGTAGGGGTTTGCTTTAACTGTTACAAAAACAGGCATAACTGTTACAAATTAGAGCTTATATTTCATTTTTTGCTGTAAAACCATGTCATCGAATTTTTTGGTCGTGGTGTCGTCTATGCTTGACGTTACAACATTCTTATCCATAAAGTAAACTGTTATTTTTCTCGATGTAAATTTAATTGAAACAAACGCTTTCACTATGTGGTCAATTCGACCAACAACTCTACCAAATGTCGTTTGTGTGCAAGTATAAGTCTCACCGTTTTCTGCTGCCCAACATTTATAAGCCCAATAAAGTGTCGTTGCTGATACTGTTTCAATTGGAAAAATTGTTTTATTTGTCAGCCAATCGCGCATGAACGCTTGTTCACTTGGAAGGTTAGCATCTGTCACCTTTTGTTTTGCTTCGTTTAATAGCGGCTTTGTATGCTCGTTAAAATCACCATAATCATAACTGAGCAAATAACCATATAAATCTGAAATAATAATATCTGATTTTAATTGCGTAAAATGATCGTGTGTCATGTGCGGTTTTAATTTAACTTCTATGAATTGAAACCTGCGATCTCCTTCGTTTGCATCAATTGGCACATCTTCATTAGATAAAAATACAAAGTTTGCATAATTAGGCTCAACACGTTCAGGCATTGATTTTTGGTTAATATATACAAAAGGCTCTGTGATTAGCTGTTTTAACTTTCCTTTAATGTGCCTGCGTTCTCGCCTTGATACAACTTCGTTAGCGACAAGAAATAATTTACACGATGCCCACGCATTAAATTGTGATTCAATTTGCGATTGCCCTATTTCATCGCCATATTGCCCGTAAATCTCTTTTATGGCGTTTACTAAAATATTCTTCCCTGTTCCCTCGTCTCCATAAATAACAAGTGACGTGCGCATCTTAGAGCCTAGATTTTGCAATTGATAAGCAAACCACGATGTTATCCATTTTACAGACTTCATGTCATCATTACAAATATCCATTAAGTGCATATTCCATGCTTTATATCCGTTCCCATAACTTGGGCGCATTTTTATCCCTGTAAACATATTTATCTGATCTTTGCCAACGCCTTTTGGTGAAAAAACAAGATCAGTTGCAGGAATAATTTTTCGTGATGGTTGCGATTGCCATATTTTATAAGAAATAGGAAATGACATTTTAAGATGCTCAACTTTAAGCATTGCTCCTGTTGATATATCCCAAACGCAATTTGTACCGTGAAGCATGATGTAATTTTGTAAAAGATAATCAGGTGAATCAATTAGTCGGCTATCAACTTGGACTATTTCCTCCTTAAATTCTTCTTCAAGATCGTGTTTATTTTTTTTAGGCATCGTAACGCTCGTCATAATTAAATATCTCCAATGGATAACCGCATAATTCTATTTCTTGTTTTATTTTGAATCGTATTTGATAAGCCCCACCGCGCAAAGCGTACAAAGCCACACGCTTTCTATAGGTTAAATCGCAATTACCAAGCACTGACGCGAAGATAATATTTCCACGCATAATAGACCAATCATAATTCGCTGGATTGTCACCAGCAGGCAAAATAACGCTATCTGTTGAAATATCTTCTTTAGCTTGCCACGAGTTGCTGCCTAGATATAAATGGCATGTTTTCCAGCCGTCAATTGTAGGTTTTCCGTGGAATTGTTGTGAATAGGCTAGTTTTTTAAGTCGTGATATTGTCATTTTAAAAGTTCCTTTGCATCTTCAACACTTCGACAAATTCCCGCAATTCCACCGCGGCTGGCTACCATATCACACCACGCCTGTTGCGGTTCAGATATTTTTCCTTTTGGTGTTTTTACTTCAAGACTAACAAAAACTGCAATATTTTGACCTACCATTTCTGGCGTAATAGTGACCGATTTAAAGCCGATAAGGTCAGCACTGCCATTGCACAAACCAAATGTTACTAAACGCCCTGTAACGTCTTTAATTTTGCCTACGTTGTTTCTAAATAGTCTTATGGTAGGTGATGCAACTGCAAGCCTAATTTCCTGTTGGATTTGTTGCTCGGTCATAAATCAAATACCTGTTTCTCACCATTAAATTTAAAGTGATATTCTTTTTTATCAATGTTGTCATGTATTATTATTTTCATAACTGGGTGATAACCAGTATCGTAACCATTGAGAGCGTCAAACATACACTCGATTACATTGCCAATAACATTTTTATTTATAGCGTTTGATGTTAAATGCAAATCTCCGTTATAAGGTTCAAATCTATTAAAGACAAGACGGTCAACAAATCGATGAAATTCTGACATATACGGCTCCCCAAGTAGTATTATAGACAATATATCGTTCCACATTTGTCGATGATTCCTATCTTCTGGCTTGCTCTCAGTAAGCTCAAAAACTGCCTGCAATAATTGATTAGCAACGTGTTCGGCTTGATCTATAGAAAACGTAAAATTAGCAGTGTTTTCAAGCTCATCAACTAAATCTAAATATACTTTATTAACCGTTTTATTATTTTCCGCTAATCTCACTGATCCACTTTTAACGCTTTTTATTCCTTCGTACCCGAATCTCATGCCATCACCCTTTTTCAGTATGTTCAAAAACTAACTGCAATAATTGATTAGCCATTTCTTCGGCTATTTTTACATTATCAAACATAATTCGGTGAGTATGTTTAATATCGTCAAACGCATCAGTAATTATAGTAAGAGAAGGAATTCCATATATCAATTCTCCTGATATAGAAGAATCAGAATAAATACGGCTTGATTCATCTGGTTTACTCATAACAACACCCCACGTTTTTTATTCTGCCAAGCATTTCGCTGTTCAATAATTCGTTTTGCCCATTGCACTGGGTATTGATAACCACGCGAGCGTCCAAGATCAACAAGCTCCTCTAATGTTCTTGCTTGCACCAGCTCCATTCGTTTTTGTGCCTTTATTACTTCTTTTGGCACAATCTCAACAAGTTGTGCATCAGTATCAACTTCAATAATTGCGCGTTTTTCTGTTTCTTTGCCACATTCAGGACAAGCATCTGGATGCTCTTGTTTACTGTAAGCACAAAAACATTTAACGCAAATATGCACCGATAATGCTTTATCTTCAGCATTTTTTCTTGATTTCTTTTTTCTGCCATCAAGTGACCATTCTCTATCATCAGTAACAAATCCATGCAAGTGTGTTAATCCAGCATGATCTAAAATAATTACATCATCTTTGCCACAAGCAGTACGCATACCGCGTCCAACCGCTTGCAAATAAATCGTTACTGATTGAGTTGGTCTTGCAAGAATAACGCAGGATGTTTCAGGATAATCAAAACCTTCAATTAAAATACCCATATTTGAAAGCACTTTAAATTTACCGATTTTGAAGTCATCAATGATTTTATCGCGCAAATGCGCGGGTGTTTTGGCGTCTAAATGCTTTGCAGTTATACCGTTAGCATTAAATTCATCAACAATATGTTCACTGTGCGCCACGCTTGAAGCAAAACAAATTGTTGATCTTCCTTGCGCGTGTTGCTTCCAATGCTTAACAATATCGCCCGTAATACTTGATTTATCCATCTCCGCTGCAACTTGCGTTGCATCATAATCACCGCGAACAACTTTAAAATTTCCTAAATTTGGAACAAAAGGTGCAAAAACTCGTGGTTGAACTAAAAAACCTTGTTCAATCAATTCACGCATTGGGACGACTTGCGTCATGTGTTGATATATTTCACCAAGTCCACGCCCATCAGTACGAACAGGCGTGGCGGTTAATCCAATAATAATTGATTCTTTATAATGCTCAACAAGATCTAAAAATGATTTTGAAACGCTTAAATGTGCCTCATCAAAAAAAACAATATCGGCTTTTGGTTTATGTCTAACGCGCAATGTTTGAACGCTTGCAACTTGAACCAGCTCTGTTGGTTTATAGCGTGGGTGATTTGCCATAATAATCCCATGTTCAATATCCATTGAATCAAGTTTTAATGAAGATTGCCCAATGATCTCTTTTCTATGCGCGACAAATAGCACACGCTTACCTTTGTTTACTGCTGATTCAATAATACGCGCAGCTATATGCGTTTTACCTGCTCCTGTTGATGCTTGTACCAGAACACGCTTACTACCGTTAAAAATTGCGTTTCTTACGCCTTGTATGGCGTTTATTTGATAATCTCTGTCTTTTATCATGTAAAAATATCCGGTCTTATTTCTGATCTTTGAATTTCGCCATTAGATGCTTTTTCAATCTCAATAGCCCATTTTGTTGGAACATAACCTTTATCTTTCCAAATGTTTACGTTTTGCTTTGATGTTCCAATTGCTTGAGCAAGTTTTTGCTTGCTACCAAAATAATTAACAATATTTATTAAATCCATGATTTCCTCTTTTCTTTTGGTGGTTGTATAATAAAACTTTTCTTTACTTCTGTAAATCTTTATTTTATAATTTAACACGAATCGCGGTGATTCATAATAAAAAAGGTGAAAATATGCAATTAGCAACATTAGATGATATAAAAAATGGGGTTGTCATCAACCCAAACGTCAAAAAATTTGATGATCTTATGAATCAGCAACCTATTGAGGAGTGGGTAAAAAAACACCCGTATATTGCTGGTTATCGGTATTTACCAATTGATAAAGTCGAAACATTAATGAAAGCAATTTTTCCGCAGTGGAAAATTGAAATTACTGGGCAGGGTACAGCTTTCAACGGTGTTTGGGTTACTGTTCGCGTTCATTACTTGCACCCAGTAACAAATGAATGGAATTATCATGACGGCATTGGAGCTGCTCAACTTCAAACTAAAAAAGGTTGCAGTGTTGCCGATCTAGCAAGCATTAACAATGGCGCGTTATCAATGGCGTTCCCATTGGCTAAAACGGTTGCAATTAAAGATGCTTGCGATCATTTTGGCGATTTGTTTGGCGCAAACTTAAATAGACGTGATGTTTTAAGTGTTGATGAAATCAAAGATGAAGTAAGATTCATTGCTCAAGATTGGAATTACGCAATTGAGCAATTAACGCTAAAAACTGAATTATTAAGCGAAAAAGAACTGCATTATGCGCATCGCATCGTTAATAATCGAGAGAAAACCAGCTACAAAAAATTAATTTTATTTTTGGAGAGCAAATAATGAGATCAGGAACGTTTAGCAGTAGCAATATTTATAAATTGATGACAAATGGAAAGGCGGCTGATTCACTTGGTAAGCCAGCGTTAACATATATTGAAGAAACACGGTATGAAATGCGTTTGGGTAGATCATTAAGCACTGACCAATCATCACGCACTGCTTTATGGGGTACGTTTGTCGAGTCTTATGTAAACGATCATCATATCGGCTTAGAGTACGAATTAGCGTCAACTGAGCGTATAGTTCATCCTAAATTTACCCGCTGGACTGGTGCGCCAGATTTAATCGGCTCTGATTGTGTTGGAGATATTAAATGCCCACAATTAAAAAATTTTTGTGAACTTGAAAAATCATTTAAAAATGATTCATTGAAAGATGACTTCCCAGAATATTATTGGCAACTTGTAAGCAACGCTATTTTAACGGGCGTAGATTATGCGGAATTAATTGTATTTTGCCCATATCAAGAAGAGTTAGACGCAATCAGGTCAGCGTCATTAGATCAAGACGACAGACGATTTCATTTTATTGCTAATGCAAAAGATGAAGAATTACCATATTTAATTAATGGAGGATATTATAAAAATGTCATGCGCTATAAATGGCTTGTGACACAAGAGGAACGATACGAGCTAGAAAAGCGCGTTGATTTAGCAATTTTTTTATTAGGAGTTTAGATTATGAGTAACGTAATTAGTTTTACAGGTACGGTTGGACGTGATGCAGAAGTAAGATATACAGCAAGCGGGCAAACTGTTTTAAATGTGGCGGTAGCCAATAACATCGGCTTTGGCGATAAACAGCAAACTATTTGGTTCCGCGTTGCGCTATGGGGTAAACGCGCAGAAGGAAGTTTAAAAGATTACCTGAAGAAAGGGCAACAAGTGTTCATATCGGGCGAAATGACGCAAAGCGAATTTGCAGGAACAGATGGAGTTAAAAAAACAACGCTGGAAATTAACGCTAATATTATTGATTTAGTTGGCAAGCGCGACACAAACGCGCAACCAGTACAGGCACAACCAGTCTATCAAACACCTGCGCAGGCTTATGAGGAAATAGCACAAAATAAAGTTGCTAGAACTGCACAACAACCACAGCATGATGATATTCCTTTTTAAATATTTTTAATTAATGCTTGCATATAGTAAATTTTTGTTTTACTATATGCGCACGTTAACAAAAACGTATAACAAAAATAACTGGAGTAAATAAAATGACAATGACAACAATATTAATTAACGACGACACTATAGCACCGATTTATACAAAAGTTAAAATTGGTGATTATGTAGAAACTGAAACACTTGACGAAAATGGAATGAAAGTTAAAGTAAATGGAATTGTTACTGATATTTTAGGAGAAATCTAATGGAAATACAACTTTACTTCGACATCGTATCAAACGATGGTGTAACAATTGGCGTTGGTGCTACTGCAATGTTATCTGGTTCATATATTCCAGCAGACTTTTATCATGACATTGAAGATAATAGAGAAATTGATGTAACAGAAGTTAATTTATTTGATGAAAATGGCGAAGAAATGAACTCTGAAAAACTAACTGAAATTACTTATGAGCACATTGACGATAATTTAGTTAATATTTTTAATAAAGCAGAAAAAGGCATTGATGAAATTTACTTAAACGATTTTAAATCGGACTTAAACTATTTAGAATTAATTTAAAATTTACTCCTACCTCTGCCGCTAAGACAAGTGGCTTTTTTTAATACAAAGGTGATTTATGATTGAATTTTTAAAGATGTTAGATCAAACAGGCATTGCTTATGTGGTGTTTATTTTAACCGCTGTTTATTTTTGGGCTAAAAGCAATAAAGCAACAACTGAGCTTTACACAATTAAACGCGAATTATTAAAATTAAAGGCGGTTTTATGAGCGCAACTCTTTTACTAACTTTATCATTTTTAACAGTCGATACCACAATCGACAAAAAAGGCCATACAACACAGGTTGAGCGCATTGCCTACACAACAACGGCAATACCTTATGACACGCGCCAAGCATGCGCTAACGCCAAAGAAGAATGGAATCTTGCTGTTGGTGCTTACCAGATGAGCAAAAGACCAACCAGAATCATCACTGCTGTCTGCAATGACAGCGCAACGGGAGTAGTAGAATGAGCTTACTAACACAAAAACAACTAGAAGAAATACAAAATTTTCATGATGATATTGGTGAATGTACTGAACCGCACGAGGAATGTTTTATAAAAAAATTGATTGAATGGAACGAAAAGCAAACCGCTATACTTAATCAAGATGTTTCACCAGTTGGTTATCTATACAAGCAGGAAGATTGTTACGGAGATATTCAAACAGTATTTAAAGTTGATAAGCCTTACATAAGATGGCATAACGTTACAGATGTTACTCCTGTCTACCTAGCACCATTAAAAAGTGAACCTTTTGGACATGAGATTAGAGAAAGAATGTCAAAAGCATATAATACCAAATGTGAACAAATAGCCTTTCAAGAAGGTATTGTTTTTGCTGAAATTTCACATGGGATTGGAGTGGTAGAATGAAAAAAGATTTAATTTGGGTGGCTATTTGTTCATTCTTGATAGGTGCATTGCTTTGCTTTATTACAATAGCAGCAACACACAGACATCATTATGAAATTATTAAAACAAATATTGGCGAGTTTGTTTTAAGAGACGGTAAGATTTTTACTGTTTATGAGATGCAACGCAATGTTGCTGGGGATATGGTGGCGAGATGAAACAGATTGCATTAGAAGAACACCTGATTAACAGGCTTAATGAATTAAAAGAAGAACGTAAAAGCCTGAAGCGTCAAAAACTGCGCAGCATTAAAGAAACCATTGATATTCAATTTATATTGGCAAAATTTATAGAGGAACGTAAACATGGCTGAGTTAATTTTTTGGACTGGCATTTTTGTTTTAATAGTTTGTTTTATGGTGGAGTACGCGAGTGGAGATTGACGACATTGCAGCATTAATATTCTATGTGTTAGCACTCATATTAGCGGGGATATGGCTATGGCATTGATTAAACCAGTTGAGAAGGTAACACCAACGCCAAGCGCAACAAACTGCCAGCATAAAACATGGCGGCAATATGTAAGCAGAGGAATTAGAGAGTGTGATCGTTGTCATGAAATACGCCCTATTTTTGATTTAAAAATTGAACATCAAAGGTAATAGCATGGTGCAACCAATAAAAAGAGATTTAAAAGTTTCGCTTAAAGAGTTGGAAAGTATAAAAGAAAATATTATTTATTGTGGCGGCACAGGCACGTTTTACAGAAAAAGAACACCTGACAAGCCATTGGCTTTTAACTACGCAAATCGGCAGGCTACCATTTGCGTTAAAAAAGAAGGTGGCAAAAAATATTTTACAGCATGGCGCATGGCTGTTTTCTTTTCACATGGTTATTATCCAAGTTTTGAAGATGCTGTTATTTTTAAAGACGGTGATAATTATAATTTTAGAATTAATAATATTGTTGTTTGCCACCCAAACGAAGATGAACAGACTGTTTTAGACTTTGCTACTGAGCATGGTTTATCACCACAAACGGTTAATTATCGCATGAGAAATGCAATACGATTTGAGCGCATTGTAAAAAACTGGAGAGTGTTTTTTTATGATAAAAAAGAGTTTGCGAAATACTGCGGTGATCTGATTGGTAGAAGGTTGGTTGTTGATGATGAAGGAATCGAGCATATACAAATTAAGCGCATTAATTTATCAGAAAGCCAGCGCGGAAATAAAACCGCACGGGAATTTTTAAAAACGTGGATTGGCGACATGCCTACACAATGGGAGATGACATTATGCAGATAAAAAAAGTAAGACCAAGCGCGGTTATTCCGCAATTCCAAACTGAAGGCGCAGCCGCTATTGATTTATGCGCTTGTATTGAAGAAACCATGCTTTTAACGCCAGAAACGCCCGTGCTAATTCCTACAGGCATTGCAATCCATATTGCTGATAAGTCTGTTGTTGGCTTAATTGTTCCGCGTAGTGGGCTGGGTTTTAATTATGGCGTTGGTTTGATGAACACGGTTGGCGTAATTGACAGTGATTATCAAGGCGAAATTATGGTTAAGTTGCGCATGACACATGGTGATAGTTATCGAATCCAACCTAACGAACGTATTGCTCAAATGTTTTTTGTGCCTGTATTGCGTCCAATATTTGAAGAAGTTGATGAATTTAGATCAGTGACTGAGCGTGGTGTTGGTGGTTTTGGGAGTACAGGGAAATGAGTTTATTAACAAACGAACAGATTGCAGAATTGGTTGGCATTGCTAGTAACCAATCGACAAGTAAAGATTTGTACCAAGAATTTTGTGAATGGAACGAAAAGCAGGATGACTTATGTGGTTTTTTACAATGCTATGAACCAAAATGGCTTTATTTATATAAAAATGTAAAAAAAATGGACATTAAAGTTAATTTTTATGGTGATAATGAAAACATATTAGAAACGCTTATTGTTTCACACCACCGACCAGAACCAGTAATCACCCCACACCCACACGCAGAAATGATTATGAAATACGCTGAGGTAGCGCAAATACGTGTTGACCCTTGGGTTGAGTTTGAAGTCAACCTCGATAATAATTGGGAGAAAACAATGGGCAACCCCGCATGGCTTGATTATAGAGAATACCGCTACATCGGAGAAGCAAAATGATTGCAACAACAGCTTATATTTTAATTATCGCTGCAACAACTCACGGTGAGCTTACACAAACAACAATTAAATTTGCAGACAAGGCTTCGTGTGAAAGCGCGGCAGTTAGACAGGATTTTGCGTTTAAAAATTTGCAATTTGCAGGCAGATGGAATCTAACTTGCCATCCATATCAACTTAATGAGATCAAAAAATGATCCAGCAAATACTTCAGCGCGGGAATCGTCAAGGCATGACAATGCGCGAAATAACCGATCTAACAGATTTAAAGCAACATCAAGTGGAATTTAAGGTTCAAAAGTTAATCAAAGAAGGCATTGTGCATAAATCTGCTGATAGAATAGACAATGCGTATTTATACACATTGACAAGCTATGAAGAATTGCCGCCATTTGTTGAATGTTCGCCAGTGCGATTGGATAATGTTATTAAGCATTTAAACAAGCAGAAAGAACGAGTTAATGCAGGCGCACAGATTAAAACAAGCGACCCAGTAAATTCACCAAGCCACTATACTAACGGTTCTGTTGAATGTATTGACGCAATCGAATCAATGCTAACCAAAGAAGAATTTATCGGATTTTTACGCGGGAACATATTAAAATATCAATGGCGTTATAAGCAAAAAAACGGTTCTGAGGATTTAAAAAAGGCGCAGTGGTATTTTGATAAGTTAAAAGAAAAAGAGGGCGTGTAATGTATGAATTTAAAAGTGGTAAACCATCAGGCGGCTTGCGTTATCAAGCCATGCGCGATTATTTAATAAAATTAAAATGGTTTGCAGACAATCCCATGCAACCAGTATTTATAAGTGAACGCAGTGCATGAAACCACGACTTAAAAAGATCGGCAGAATCTGGTTATGTTACACACAAACAACGGCTGTTTGTTCTGGGTCAACACCTGAAGAAGCCTATCAAAAATGGATAGCAAAAAACAAAGCCGCTAAATAAGCGGCTTTTTTATTATGGCGTTAAAAACAATTCTGCTTCAGCATTGCGCCTGCGGGTTAATCCAGCGAGTGGTTTACCGCCTGACTTATCCCATCGCAAAAACTGTTTTGCAATTTCTGCTTTATTGTCACCAGCTTTGAGCATTTTAACAAGGGTTGACGATGCAAAATTACCCGCTCCAATGTTATAACAAAGACAAACAAGCGCATCAAACTCGTTTTGTGTTAATTCAATACCTACTGCATTAACGGCTTTTTCATATTGCCCAATGGTTGCAGCAAGCAAAGCAATTGCGGCTTTTTCAGTTGGTAGCGTTCTATTTTTAGTGACTGGCGTACCATCACCATAATGTGTTGAGCCAATGCCAATAGTCCACACACCCGCTGGGCATTGATAAGCCGATAATTTACAACCTTCAAATTCTTTAATTAATTTTAAACCGCGTTCGCCTGTTTTCATTTTCGTGATCTCATAGAAAGTACCGTAATTAATTTTTGTGTAAGCCGTATCATGTCGTTATCAAGCAGGCGTATTTGGTCGATTAATTCAATCAGCGCGTCTGTTGTTTCGGTAAGGATTGGCTTAACAATTGTCGTTACCCATACCCAAACAAAATAGACGATATACCCCATGCTACTTGATGCAATAATTGGAAAACCGTATTGGTTGATATATTTAGCTAATGCGTCAACATCCATTAATCAACTCTCTTTTCTTGCGGGTTATTAAAACGCGCCACCTTCTCTTTTTCAATTGGCATATCAAGTGTTTCTGTCATGAGTACGTCTATTTTTACAATATCCTCTGACATAGCCGTGACACGCTTATCAAGTTGCTTGATGATACCAATAAGGCTTTTAATCTTTTCAAGTACGCTATCAAGCAGGAATTTAATGGTCAAAAATACAAAGTACATTCCCACGCAAGCAGCGGCAATGGGGAAACCTACATCCGTTGCGAACTGTAAAAATTCCATTACTTACTTGTCCACCAAGCAATAAACGAAAACAACGCACCGATGGTAAAGACGATGCCGCCAATGAAACCTTTATAGCGCGTTTGTTCGTTTTTCATTTCTTCAAGAGTGGCAATTATGGCATCGAGCTTCTTACCACGATCTTCAAATATTTCTTCGAGGTTTTCAATTCGTTGCTCTACTTTAGCAAGGCGGCAGGCTTCATCTGGCATTTTATAACTCCGCTAATTGCTGTCTTAACTGCCCAATTTGAAGCTCAACGTCTGCAAGCCATGTGGTGTCGATAGCTAAAATAGCTTCGCGCTGTCTACGCGGTGTGACTGAATCTTCTAGTGCTGCGATGTCAGATTTGATTTTTGCTTTCTCATCTTCAATCTTTTGCGCCTGTGCTACCACTAGTTGCTCTGCATTGAGGTCTAAGACTATCCATGTTTGCTCCCAGTGATTAGGTAAAGCCTCTACAGGTACGCCTTGAGCGATAGTCTGCGTGTACTTATCGTAGTCTGGTTGAGGTGCATCAAACACACATGAGTAGCCTTCTACTGTAAAAGGCACAGGGAAAGAGGTATTTGGATGCGCTGCACGGATTTCAGATTCCGTGCTAACTTGATGTGTTTGTAAATTGATATAGTTTGCCATTGATATGTCCTATGCCACTGCTAAAAAGATGTAAGAAGCTCCACTGATATTCGTGGTTGTCGATGCTGTTGCACCTAACGTAAAGCCACCCGATGATGCGTAGACACCGTTATTACCTGTGACTTCTGCCGCTGTGCTATTAAGCAGTAAGTATGGACTTGACCCGCTTGTTAACCCACGAGCCGAATCAAATGTGTACCAGCCGCCAGTAGAGTCTGTACGCTTAATTAAAACAAATCTTGCACCGCCAGAACCAAATCCACACGCAATTGCTTGTCCTGTTCCATTACCTGTGTAAGAGCCTACTTTAGATATTCCAGCAAGTGTGGCGAATAGGTAGGCAACGTAAGTATATCCACTAAAATTAGTAGTTTCATCATTTTGTACACCAAACGTAGTAGAAGAAATAGAAGTAAATCTTGAACCATAATCGCTAAAACTTCCTGTAAGATTAAGATATAACCCGCTAGAAAGCGTATTTGGATATACAGCCCAGTTACGTACTGAATTTCTTGCTTTAACTATTATTAGTTCTGGAGAAACTGTTAAATTGTGATTGTATGTTTGTCCTAAAACCCCATTACCCGTATAACAAACCATATCAAAGAATCCAGGTGCGCGTTTGAACCCGTACCATATACTATTTGCTGTTGGCATATTCGATAATGTTAAAGCAGGTCCAAACGAATCTTCTGTTACCTTAAAATACGGGTTTGTCGTTCTAGTATTTTCAGCAGCAGTCGAAGTGCTATCAATTATTGGACTACCTCCACTTAAAAATCCACGCAGTCTGTCACTCCACATCCATGCAGGTGAAGTAGGTGAAGTCTTATTTACAAATGTAGCAAATAAATCTGGCGACGTATTAGAACGCCCAAATCCATAAGCACTCACTCCCGAAGCTGGACTAAACACCTGCGTCCCCGTTGTAGGCGGCTTGTTTGGGCGACGGATTGCCATGTAGATGTAGGTTGAGCCAGACGTGTTAACTTCAGTTGATGTTGAAGTTATTTGAAATCCTGTGGCAGTCGGAGATACATAGTTAACACTAGATTCAGCGTTTGCTAAATTAGCTTGCAACGTAGCGTCTGCAGAACCTACAGGCATGCCACGCATTGAATCTAAAAGTTGCCAATTACCTGTACCACTAGCATTTTTAACCATCAAATACTGCGGCTCCCACCCTAGCGTTACAACAGGCCCAGTTGCACTTCCATTCCCAGTGTAACTCCCACACTGAATAATCCCAGTCGATGACGTGTCGTGAGCGAATAAGTAGGCGACGTAAGTATTACCAGAACCGTTTACTCCGTTATCCCCACCACTGGCGTTACCCACCGTAAATGTTGTGCTAGTGGGTGCGGCTCCCCATGTATTTGACCCATTTTGTTGAGCACCTGTGCTGTTTAACAAAAGATAGTAGTTGGATGCAGTTAAACTTCTATGGTAAACATTCCAGTCACCTACTCCGTTAAGACGCTTAACTATAATCATTCCAGGAGCAACACCGAGATTATGATTTACCGTTAATAATGTCCCATTCCCCGTATAAGTCACCACATCAAAAAACTTCGGTGCTTTGCGGAATGTACATGAAACGTAGGTGGCTGCATTAGTGTTATAAACTGAGCTTGCGCCTAGTGAAAACCCAGTCGAGCTAAATGCTGTTAATCCTGTTGTGTCTGTTGTTTCTGCACCAGTAGTATTAGAAATTAGTGCTTTAGTCGCACCACGAACTGTGTCCGTTAATTTATGGTCTGTCGCTGCACTTCGTGACTTTATCCATGTCATCCCACCCTTACCAGCCAAGTCAATACCGTTAGTGATGGTTTGTGTCGCCCCCGTGCCGGTGTAGAGCCAAGTGGAGAATACGTCATCGACATAGAGAGTTGCGTCTGCGCTGTTACCGGCTGCTTCTTTTAATTTGGCTGATAACATTATGCAGACTTCCCAACCAGCGCACCGTAAAGTGTTGAGCTGATTTTCCAAAAGACGAGCGTATTACTTGCACTAAGCGTTGGCGCAGTATTGCCAGCCGCTGTCACCCATGTGATAGTTGGCCAGTTGATTGTGTAGGTACTACCGTTAGTGAGCAGTAATGAGATGCTTTGCCCAGATGATAAGCTGTCAGTAAAGGTGACTGTACCCGCAGCCGCGCATGACAGAGTTGTACCAGTAGAAGGATTTAATGCAATCGTTCCCGAAGTAGCAAGTGTTGCGACCTTTTCAGTGTAGGCGTCTAGGGTTAAGTTACCTGTCATCGTGCCGCCAGACAATGCTAAATATCCACTTGATGGAATATAAGCCGCCCCCCATGCACTACCGCTATAAACACGCATTTCGCTACTTGTTGTATTCCAATACAAAGCACCAGTAAGCAGCGCATTTCCATCATTATCCACCGTTGGATTGCTTGATTTTGCGCCTAAATAACGGTCATCAAAGGAGTCATAAGCAGCAGCCGCTGCTGTTGCGCTAGATTCTGCTGCTGTTTGACTTGCTGCCGCTTCATTTGCTTTTGTTACAACATAATTTGCAATTGAAACTTGATTAGTAAAACATGGCACAAACCTTGTGCGCCACCCGCCATCCCTTAATCCTGTTGTTGCATTATCATCATCAGTAACAGTTGAACCGTCACCACCGATTGCTGTGCTAAATGTTACACTGCCCGTCATAATAATTCCTTGATTTCGTATGTTGTTTGGTATCGTGTGTTGTATGGCTGTGAAATAGGCGATAATGACCTCAACCTACCTAAAAACGAACGCCTTTGCAGATTAAGCGCGTCTGCACTATCCCAGATATAAAGCACTTCTAAATCTGTGCCTGATATTTTCATAATATCATTATTTAAAATTGATTCAGCATAAGTTAAATGGTCAAGCGTAAATTGTGCAATTCTAAAACTATCACGCCTATCAAAAAATTCTGCGCCACTCATAGCTGTATCGACAACCGTTGCTGATTCATAACCAATTGACGCGCCTAGATTCATATTTAAAACTGGTTGATAAGTTGACCCCATAAAAATACGACCTAATTCAACATAGCCGTCAGAATTGCTGCTGTCAAAAAATTCAATTTGATAATATTGCGCTGATACAATTGATGGAATAACGTAAATTAAATTTTTTGTGTAATACGCAATTTCTTCATCCGTTGGCGTTAAATCCCAAAAATGTACATCTTCCCATTCGTAACTGCCATAAGGCGAGCTAGGCCATACATCAAGTGTGCCAGAATCATAAACTAATGTAGCATAACCGCTGTCTGAATAAACGCGATAACGCCATGTCGCACTAACTGATAAATTGTGTGCAATAATTCCAAGCGTTGAAACAATGCGCTCAATGTCTGTTGAAAAACGCAATTTAGTTGATGCGTTTGCATCGTCTGTTGAACGCGCTTTTTTTGATAATTGGCGTGTTTTGATATTTGTTAACGGCAATGAAGTTGACCACGAACCATACGCTGCAAACGTAACTGCATCAATCCTGTTTTGATAACCAATAATTGTATTTGCCATGCTATCCCCAAAGCGTTAGCGTTGCGCGGTTTTTTGAATAATCTGATTCAATACCAATAATTTTAAATAGTTTACCAGAATTTAAACCAAAACGATTCATTGTTATGTTTACAATATTATTTAAATCGGGCAACGTGCTTGTTAAATCCAGCGCAATTGTGACAGTGTACAAATCGCGGCTTGTTTTATACAAGTTAAGCAATCGAGTTGCTTCAGTTTGAGCTGCTGTAGCATCAACAAGCAACGATTCTTTTTCAATTGTAGGCGCAAGCGCATACTGTGTTTTTATGACTGTATCTTCTGCTGATTTTGTTAATGCAGGCAAAGACAAAACACTTCTACGCGCTGCGGTAACTGCACCAGCCAAATCAAAATCCTGAACGCTATAATTTTTTTGATAACTTAAATTTACGCGCCATGCTGGAATGCCTTTGTCGGTGTCATTGGTTCGACCATGTTCAATATTTAAAATGTTATTTATATCAATTTCAAGTGTTGCGCTACCCGTTGGCGAAGTAAATAAACCCATGCGCAATACACCAAGCGCATCAAATCCAAAGTATGCGCCAATCGATTGAGCTACTTTATCCATTGCCACCATCGCTGAATCTGCGCCATCAATCCAAATTCCAATAACACTATTATTTGCCGTGTCTAATGCGGTGACATCGCTTGCGTTAATATCACCCGATGCAATGCCTGCTTTTAACGCCATTGCCTTTAAAACTTGCGCCACTGTGCGATTGGATGATGCTGCGCCTTGTGTTGCGTCACACGTCAATAATCCTGTTGGCACAGCACCTAATCGAATATAGCCAAGTGCTAAACAAGTAATGAATGTGCCGCTTGCCGGTGACGCTGCGTGTAATGTCGTTACGTTTGCATAATCAGCACCAGCGGTTAATGCAATACCTTTATCGTAAACGTTGCTAACAGATTGGATTGCGCCATCATTGATCTGATATGTTAATTTTGAACTATTTACCATGATTGGCGCAATATTAAACACTTGCCCATACAATAATGGTTTAGGTGATTTTGCAATATCAGCAACACCTTCCACGCCATCAGGCAACGCATTATTTCCAGCATAAAGCGTGGTTTGCAAAGGCATATCAACAATGGCGAGTTTATCCCGCGCAAGTATAGTTACTTTTGAAAATGTAAACTCTACCTGCTCCATTGTGCCATTTAAAATAGTTGTAAATGCAGAATAAGCGTCACCTTCATTTCCGATTTTAATAAAAAGCGAACGCCCATCAAACGAATAATTGAGAATCGAATCTAAACCACCATCGACATTAGATAACTCAACCGCGCCATAATTTACACGGCTTGCACCGCTTGTTGTTCCGTTGCTGTAAAGTGATCTGCTAATTGATGCTGGATTGGTTATTCTGTCATCATAAAACGTATTAGCAGGCGTGTCAGTGGGTTTTGTTGTGTAAGGCTTTGACGCATAACGCAGCACGGTTGTCGTTCCTGCTGCGTCAATTGCCGCTGTAATTTCTACAATGTAAATCATGCTGCTGCCTCAAGTTTTGCTTTGCGTGAAATGGTATTCAATTCTTCTTTCATGCCTTGCATCTCGTTTATCAATGCTACGTTAGCGTTAGATTGTAAATTAACCAATGCTTTCAATTCAATAATTTGCTCTTTTAATAACACGCTTTGGTCGTCAATAGCGTTTCCGATTGAATCAAATAAGCCAGCAGTTTGTGAATGGGTTGTGACGTTAGCAGGTGAATTAAAGTTGATTAATTCTGCGCCTTGCTCACCAACTAACGACAGACCGCTTGCCATACCGCCATTGGCGAATGGTTTGACTGGTAGCACAGTATTTTGATTAACGGTAACAATTGACGCAGCGGCTAATAAATCAGCATCTCTGTTTGCTTGTCTTGCGTCCATTAAATCTGAGTACGCTTGCGAAGCATTTGCGTTTGCTAATTGAACCGCTGCGTCTGCTGCTCTTTGCACTTCTGCTGCTTGTGCTGCCGCTGTTGCTACTGCTTGTGCATTTGCATTAATAATAGCTGACTGGCTATCTGCAATGCTTGTTTTGATGTTTGTTAATAAATTAGCGTTATCTGTTTTAAATTGATCTACTGTTAAAACGGATTGATTGTAAAATTCAATGGCTGTGGCTAAGTTGCCTATGCTTGAATTAACAGTATCCGTTTTTGTTTTTAAATCTTCTAATGCTTTATTAGCTGTTTCAGCAGCAGTTAACTGTTTATTCATTGCAGTTATTTGCTCATTAGTTTTATCAAGCGCATCTTTTACATTTTTCTTAACAAGCTCTTTGTCTTCTTCATAACGCTTTGTATCAACTACCGCCTGTGCCGCCATTGCAGTATTTAAATCGTCTTGCGCTTCTTTTACTTTAGCGGTTAAATCATCAATACTGGCTAATGATGTTTTTGCTGAAGTAAGCAATGTTAGTTGCTCGTCTATCTTACCAATCTGTGTATTGGCTAGCGTAATTTGCTCTTTTAATTTTTCAATCTGTTTGGTTGAATTTGTAATTTGCAAATCAGCATTAGCTTTTACTTCAGTTGCATTAGCTATTACTAACGCTTTATCTTCTTCATAACGGATAGCTGCCGCTTGTGATTCTGAGTCTAATGCGGTTTTATAGGCTTTGATTGCTTCATCAATTGACAGCGCACTTGCATTTAAATCAATCAAACTTTTATCGGCTGATTCTGCGGCTGATAATTGCTTGTTTAAAATATCAATCTGGCTATCAACTTTTGCAATTGAAGTATCAAGCGAGCCTAAAACAGATTGATAATCTGCCTGATAATCCATGCCAGTTGCGTTATATTTTAATGACGCATCTAAGAATGATTTTGCAATGCTTGGCAAATCAGTCAATGCCTGCTCATTACCGCCAGCGGCTAAAATTTTTGCATCTTCAAACGCTTTTTTAGTTGATCTATAAATTGATTCTGGCGAACCCTGTGGCGTACCTGCGCCAGTAATTTCTAATTTATAATCTACCAGTGATTGTCTAATGGATTTAAACTTATCACGCAAAGCAACAACAGCGTCATAAGCCGTTTTTAATCCTGCTTTTGACGTATCAATTGCATCTTTAAATATTTTTGTTGAATCATCAATTTGAGTTTTTGAGATACTTAAGAAATCTTTTGCAGTATTTTCTAAGTCTTGCAACGCCTGTTCATCACCTGTTTTTGCTAATGCAGCAATTCTTAAAAATTCTGCTTTTGCCGCATCATAATTTTGTGATTCATTTGTTAGCTCTTTTAAATAACTTCCAAGCGATTTGCTAACGCTCAATAATTTATCTTTAAACGCAGTAATTGTGCTGACGTTTTCTTTTAGTGCGCTGACTTGGTCTGCTAACGCTTGTTTTTGATTTGACAGCGCATCTTTTGACGCTTGCAATTGTGCCGCTGCTTGTTCTTCTTGCGCTTGTTTTAATGCGTCTTGCGCAGATGTTAACGCAGATTTTGCAGTGTTAACTGAATCTTGTGCGGCTTGTATTTCAGCGTCACTTCTTGATTTAGATGCTGATAAAAACGCTTTAGATACATTCTCCAAGTCTTTTAACGCTTGTTCATTATCGCCTTTTGCAAGCTCTGACGTTTTTAAGAATAACGTGCGAGCGTTTTCATAATCTGACGATGTATTGTTTAGATCGCCAAGATAAGCACTTAAAGAATCGCCAATGCTTACAAATCTATCACGCATAGCAGTTAATGATTGATACGCTGATTTTAAACCAGCCGATGCTTCATTAAATACGTTGATGATATAAGTTAAATTATTTAATGCAGTAACAACGCTTGCAGATTCAGCATCTAAACCTCTTACGGCTTTTTCACGCTCAAGTCTTAACGCTTCTTCTTTCGATGCTAAATCAACTTCGCCTAGTTTTTTATAAACAGAAATCAATAAATCAGTTGATTTAACAATGTTGCCTTGTTCTGTTTTAATCGTTGCCGCTATTTCTGATTGCTTAGCTTTAAACTCATCAAGCGTTTTGTTTAACTCATCAGCGGCTAGTTTTGCAGTTTCTGTTGCTACTGATGCAAAGTCATTAGCTAATTGCAACAATTTAACAAATGCGCGATCACCTGCTTCAGTAGTATCTTGCGCAGCTTGTTGTAATAAATTTTTATAGTAATCTAAAGAATCTTGCGCGTTTCCACCTAGGTTTGGCATTGTTATGCCTAAACTTTCTAAACTTGACGCTACTCGTGCGGTTTTAATATTTAATTGATCTTCAGGCGATAGTATTGAGCCAATAAAATCATTTATTGAAGAATTAAACGCGCTTAACCCACCTGCTGCGTTAATCATTTTTTGATTTAAATCAATTGAACCTAATCCAATTGCATTTAAACCAAATTTAATCTCATTTAAATTTTTAAGCGCAGCAAGCAATTCATCTGCTGTACCAGATAAATTGCTCATAATGTCGCTAACATCAGTTAGACTGTTTGTTGCTAAAATTGAATCTCTAACCAATTCCGCTTCAACATCACCTTGCTTTTCTTTGATATTTGTATAATCAATAGCAACAATGCCAGCCGCTGCAAGTTTTTGTTGTGCTGTAACAATGCCGTTTGATGTTCTTGTTAGCGTTTCTAAATAACCTTCACCAATACGTTGGAAATCTTTAAAACGCGGGTCAAGCATAGCCAAATCGTCACCCAATTTATTGATGGTGGCTTTGAATATTTCTTCATATTTTGCTGGGTCTTTTCCAAGTGGAATTTTTCCAAGTGATACAGTGTATCCTTTTAATGTATCAACAATCCCTATATTTCCTGTTTGTTTTGAAGCAATAGCAATAGCGTTATACATGCTTACAATTGTATAAGATATTGAATTAGCTATTTCATCACTTAACGCAGTGTACTTTGTTTTAATTTCTTGTTTAACAGATTTAAACATTCCAAAGAAATTGCTTTTTGTTGTGGTAACTAAAACATCCACATAAGTTTGTGCGCCTTTAATTCCTTCGGTAACAATTGAGCCTAATGTTTGATCTATAAATTTAATTCCCGCTCCAGCAAATTCTGTTTTTACAGATGTTTTTGTAAAGAAACCACCAAATAAACCAAATACTAATAAATTAACTAAATCATTTGATCCAAGAGGGCTATTTGATGATGTTGATGTTCCAAATTTCATGCTTGAAGTTATTTGACCAATATCAATATTTAATTGCTTGGCTGTCATTGAAACAAGAGTATCCATTGATGTGGCTACTTTTTCCATCGCTCTAAGCATGCCCAATGAATAATCCAAATCTGCTGATGAATTATTTTTTAATGCTTCTAATGAATTAGCAATTGAGTTTGAATATTCATCTTTTCCTAAAACACTTGTTTTTAATGATGCGCTGTATTTTTCGGTTTGTTGTTTTTCATAATCAGCACCCGTCATGGTTGGCGCACTACTACTGCCACCAGCCATTGCAACGCCAATTGCAAGCATAAACGCCAGCATTGCCGCACCTGTAGCAAACCCAATTGGAAATGGTGCATTAGACGCTTGTGCTACTGCTGCCGTTCCAGATGCTGTAGCTTTAGTTGCATCTGCTGCAACGTTTGGCGCAACTGATGCTGTATTGGCTGCGGTTTGTGTAAATAACCCTGTAATATACGCGCCTACTTTTGCGCCATTATCTGCAATCATTCTAACCATTGACATTGCAGACTGAGCCATTTCAAACGCGCGGAAAACTTTAGTTGCAACGCCTAGCGCGTTATATCCTGCTGTGCCTTTCTTAAAGAATCCCTGTGCCGCTGCCGCCATATCACCGTATGACTTAACCTGTAATTGTGATTGTTTTTGATTTGCTGCTGCAATGGCTTTATCAGTTTTTGCTTGATCGCCTTTGCCATCATTGAGTTTTTGAATCTCAAATAATTGGTTTTGCAATCCGTCAGCAATGGCAGCCTGTGACTTTTCATAAGATGCCAACGCAACACCTAATCCACCAACTGCACTGCCTACACTGCCAAACGCATCAGCTAACCCTGTTGCTGCTTCTTTTGCTGCATCTAGGTTGGCTGTAAGTATTGCCATTTGAGCCGTTGACGCTGTATTAGCTGCTGTCTGAGCGTCATCAATAGCTTTAATGGCTGCTAATCTATCATCATTAGCTTTTTTTTCTGCGTCTGACTTAGCTTTAATATCAGATTGGCTTGCTGTTTCGCCTATGATTGCTTTTTCTGTTTGCAATCCAGCAATTTCAGTTTTTAAACGCAGTTGTTCAGCCAGCGTTAAATTGTATTGACCAGCATTGTCTAATTCAGATTGTGCCGCTGCGATTTTAGCGTCAATGGTTTCTGCGCTTTGATTAGTTAGCGCATCGCGGATCTCTTTTTCTTTTGCGAGTAGTGCATTGGTCGCATTTTGAGATTCGTTTAATATGCGTGATTTTTCTTCGTAGCTGGTTGCGTGTTGATACTCAATTGACGCTTTATCAATAATGGATTGTTTTTCTGCTTCAATTCCAGCCAGTTTAGTTTGTTGCTGTGCTGCAAATAACTTGCCTGCGTTTTCTGCCGCTGCTACTTGTGCGTTAAGTTGTTCGTTAAAATAACGCTCTGCTTCGGCTAAATCTTTAGCGGCTTTTGCTGCTTCTTTTTTAGCTTCAGATGTTTTTTTAGTTTTATCTGTTGAATCTGCTGTTGCGACTGTATTTGTTTTGGCTGCTTCAGTGTGTTTTTCAGTTTTTGCGGTTGCATCAATAGTTGCTTTTGTTGCTGCAAGCTGTTCCTCTTTAAATTGTTTTAACGCAGTTAATTTTGTGCGTTCTTTTTCAGTATCAAAACCAACTGCCGTACCAATTAAATTTGGTAAACCATATTTTTCCATTGCCGCAATGCGTTTTTCTGCTGTTTCAATTTGTTTATCAATGGTGCTTTGATTATCTGCTATCTTTGCAAATGTTGCGCCTGCTGCTGCCGCTACAACTGTTGCGCCCATAATTAAAGGATTAGCGCGGGTTGCAATGTTAAACGCTACCATAGCCGCGTTAGCACCCCAAATAACCGCAGTTAGACTTGCAATACCGCCAGCCGCGCCCGCAACAATTTTTAATTCGTCTGCTACGCTTTTTAAATTGTCGTATTGCTCTTTTGTATAGTTATTAGATTCTGCAAATTTATCACCCATGCCTTCATAAATTGCAATAACACCTGTTGCTTGTTGTATCACATCAGTCAATGCGCCTTTTAAACCAGAATCGCCTAATTGCAATGCCGCTTCACTTAATGTACCTTTAAATGAATCAATAGCTTTTGCTAATCCTTGATTTAAAGTATCAGCCATTTTTTTAGCTGAACCGTCTGCGTTTTCTAGTTTTTTGGCATATTCATCTATTTTTGCAGAGTTAGCCGCTAAAATATTCCCTGCTGCTGCTGCATCACTACCAAATATTTTTAATGATTCAGCACCGCTTAAATGTGCATTTTGTAGCACCTTCATAACTTTTGCCAAACCATAAACTTCAACATTTAGTTGAGAATAAGTGACTCCATGTTTTTTTAATATCTCAATGTTATCTTTTGTGTCATTGCTTAATGCAACAAGCATTGCTTTTAAATTGTTTCCTGCTTCACTTCCTTTGATTTGGTTATCAGCTAAAATTCCAAGTGATGCCGATAATGTTTCTAATCCTATTTTAAAAGTTTTAGCAATTGGAGCAATTTGTCCCATTGCATCGCCAATTTCTTTTACGCTTGTGCTGGAATCTCCTGCTGCTTTAGCAAATACATCATTTATTCGTCCAAGGTCACTAAGTTCTAGCCCTAAAGCCTTCATTGTTCCAGTTGAAATTTCAGCCGCTTTTGATAATTCCAAACTTCCGGCTGCTGCTAATTCTAAAACTTTTGGTGTTGCTGCTAATATCTCATTTGTTTTTAAACCTGCTGACGCTAAAACGCCTTGCGCCTCTGCTGCTTGCTGTGCTGAAAATGCAGTGGTTGCGCCAAGTTCACGCGCTTGTTTTTCCATTGCTTTCATTTGTTGAGTGGTGGCATCGGTTAACGATTTTAATTGAAGCATTTTTGTTTCAAACGATGCCATTTCACTAATTACGGTTTTAAATCCAATGCCAAGCAAAGCCGCGCTTGCTGCTTTTGCCATGTTACCTAAACTAAACAAAGCACGTTCACTTCTGCCCGTTGCTTGCTCCATTGCCGTTAAATTGCGCGTGGCTGTTACTGCACTGGTCGAATCGACTGAGACTTGAATGGAATAGGTATCTGTTGTCATTTTTTCTTGCTCCGTTGTGCAATTTGCTCGGCTTGGATTGTTAAGTAAGCACTATCTAACCTCATAATAGCACTTACTTCTAATGGTGTTAATTCAATATTGGTCAATCGTGACCAAGCGTCAATTTCACTGTAACTAATTGGATTTTGACCAAATCCATTGCTGGAACGTGTGCGGCTTAATTCACCAAACCACGACCAGCAATGTCTGTAATTTTCTGGCATAGGTAGCGACTTATAATCGTCTGGTATCTCATGCCCCATTGCAACAATAGCTTGAGCTTCATCGCGTAAACTTGAACCGTTATCGTTTGTTTTGCTGAGTTCAAACTCACGTTTGCCAAACGTAACAAGGTCATCAATTAGGCTTTGGTGAAGTTTCCCAAGTTATTACTTGCCTCAAATACTTGTTCACGCAATTCACTATTGCGTTCCATTAAAATTAAAGCGTTCTCATGTGAGTATGGTTCAGTAATGCCGCGCCAACCAACAACACGAATTGCTGCTGCATCAATACCAAATTGCTCATCATCTTCAATTGTGCGCTCAATTTCTTTGCCGCGTTTTGCCGCTAATTGGTCTTGTGATTTTCTTCTGTTAAGTGTTTTGCGAACCCAGTCTTGTACTTTAGGTGCTTGTGCGCCTAGTACCGTTACAAAAACGCCTGTGTCACTGCCGTCTGGTCTTAGATATTCAAACTCGTAAGCGTTTTCTGACGCGCTAACTAAATCCAAATCAGCTAATGATAAACCTTTATTTTCTTTGCTCATGTTCGTATGTTCCTGTTGATTTATAAAAAAATACCCACGCCTGCAAAATTACAAGCGTGGGTAATTGTAGCACTATTTTTAAGCGAGTGAATCTTGAACCATGATTGTTGTCGCTAAATTAGCCGCTGCACTGCCACCCGCTGTGTTTTTTAACGCAGTGAATGGGAATGTGCGAGTTAAACCAGACGCACCATCAGTAACATCAGCACCACCAACTTTAACGCGTGACATCGTGAACACAACAAAGTCTGCTGTTGCAGTGCTATCTGTTGTCAATGCAACCACAATTGAAACTTCAGTTTCGTTGATGAAGTAATCACGGAATGTTGCGTCAGTAAAGTAAGCACTAAAAGTACCAGTTGCACCTACAGTGCCTTGAAATACATCTGGGCGTGTTAATGAACCCACTACCGCGTCCGCAACTGCAACATTACCGTTAACATCAAAATCAATTGAAGTAACGATTGCAACAGGTGAGCCTGCAACTAATAACAAACCGTTAACGCCAGCAGTAACACCACCTGTTGTGATTGCAGTTGGTGAAGTTAACACTTGTGATGTGCCTGTTGATACGTTTAAGCCAACTAACGGAAAGTCAATAGTTGCCATGCCATTTGCAGGGATTTTAATCTGTGCATTAGTTTGAACAACGTCTTGGTAAGCCTCTGATTGCGCTACATCTGAGAACCAATGCTCAATTGTATAATAATCTTGTGTTTGTGCAGTTTCTGGCACATAAGTATATTTGCCGGGAATTGCAATTGTTACACCAGTAACTGAAGTAGCATTATCAGCCAATGCGCTACCGTTTAAAGTTTTAACAGTCAATGTGCTTGCTGTAACGCCTGTCACTAACAAATTTTTGTTTAAGTTAGCCGCGTTAACACTGCCGACTGTAATACGAACCACATTACCAATTTTAATGCCGCCTGTTAGCGGGTTTCCTGTTTGGAATGTAATCACACCAGTTGATGCAACAATAGTCACAGCCGCTGCTGTCAATGAAGAAATAGCTACAAAATCTTTGCGCAATACAGACTGTAAAAAATCTTTATAAGTGCCAGCCGATAATTCTGCACTTAATGTACCCGTTACTTGTTTTGAGCCGTGTCTGAAATCAGCAATTTGCTGGTCTGAGCGAATCTCGTTTGATTGATAAGTATCTTTTGTTAAATTGATTGTGCTGGTCACACGTCTTAATTCCTGACCGCCACTTCCTGAAGCTGGAGAACCTAAACCAGTTTGTTTTTTGTACGATACGACTTTTTTAACGCCTTGAGCAATTGTCATTTTGTAACCTCTTAAGAGTAAATATCTGCTGAAAAATAAATTGATACCGGAATTTTATAAAGCACCCCGTCAATCAATGCCGGTGCAATTGATGGTGTCTTGTCAATAATAACAGTTATGCCGCCACTTGTTAAACTTGTACCGCGTTTAAAATGATTAACCAATAAATCAGCGCGTGTTGCTGCGGTTTTTGCGCCTGCGTTAGGTGGATAACACAAAAGTACCTGCATAAATCCTTTAATGCGATAATGTGTGCCGCCTAGTGTAGGGTTAAGCGTGTCTGCAATCATTAAATTTACTTGCTGGTATGCTGTACCCACTACAGGCGTAAACGGCACACTTTCCCATGCCGTTGCAAGTGTAGGCGTAAGCGCGTTAAGTTTAGTTTCTAACGCTGTTCGAATTTCAACTAGAGCCATTTAAAACTCCTTCAAATAATGCAATAGATACGCGCACCATACCTGCCGGTGCTTGTCTGCTATGCCCGTCATATTCTAATCTTCCAATGTATGGCACGTTATTGGTTAAGTAAACAACACTTCCTGCTCTGCGTGGTATAACACTTTGTGCTTTCATTACGCTACCACTATCGTCTTCACCGACAAAAGGCGCACCAATTGTACATTGCCAATTACCGCGAGCGCGTCCACCAACGTAACCTGCTGGTGCTGATGCTGGATTTTTCCATTGACTAGGATTTCCAACTGGTGTCATCATAATAATATTCTTAAACACTTCACTTGTTGCAGCGCGTATTTTATTATCAACGTGACCATTAGCACGCGCCACAATTTGCGACATTGAACCCGTCATTTTCTCACCTGCATTTCATAAAGCGCGGGTAATTCACCCGACCAGATATGACGAACCGCCACCACTTGATAAACTTCACTATCAACGGTTACTTTATCGGCTGGCTGTGGAGTTGGTGCACCTAATGCCGCGATCATTACCTTTCTGTCGCCCGCTTGCACTACACCGCTAATAAAATCAATTCCGTTATAGTCTTTGATAACAGCAGTATGATTAGTGGATGTTGTTGTTCCGCCCGATAACTCCCCTGTTGTTGGGTCATAAGTACCTTCAACAATTGACGTTAGCGTGATTGATTTGCCAAACTTATCAAGCAATTTATCTGCTGTGGAGCGAGCGCGAGCATCAAGTGTCATGTTCTCACCAATGATCTTGACATATCATTACCCTGTTGTTTAAAAAACACGGATAACATGGCGTCAATTTGAGCATAGCGTGTTTGCTGTGGTGAGTATTTGTCATATTCCACCTCAATAACGTCTACTTTTTCACGAATAACGCCTTGTGTTAAATCCTGCATTAAAATAGCTGTGTAAGATTTTAACGCTAATTCAGCACACGCATTTTTTACAGTGGTTGGCACAATGTCAAAATCCACATATTGCGGAAAAACATTTGCCGATAATGAATCAATTAATGGAACGTATAAACGCGGCCAATCAAGCGACTGTGTCGAGTATCTGCGATAACCCGCATATTGCAAACGATATTGAGCCACCATATAATCTGTGGCTTTGCGCAGTAATTGTTCTTTTGTTGCATCACTTGTAATTGCCGCCCAAGCTGTGTTGCCAATGTTTGCATGGTAGGTTGTCGCGTCTGCTACTGAAACATAGCTTTCAGCGTTTGCAAGTCCAGTACCGTCTTCAACGATTAACGCCATTTTAATCCTCCATCCATTCAATCATGCCGTAAATTCCGCTGCCAGAAACAACTGAGTTATCTGCAAAAATAATTAAACCTTCATTTTTTGCCAATATAAAACCTTCACCATTATTGCCAAACTCAATAGTTGACGCATTTCCAGTGAATTTAGAAATAACTGAGCGTTCCATAAAATAGGGCTCTTGCGTTACGCCTGTCATATCTAAACCCGCTTGATTGCGTAAGCATAGCATTTTGCTAGGCTCGTTTTGATTATCGTACTTTGTTGCAGTTAATGTTGTACCGCTTGTTGGTGTGCCTTTAATGCGAGCAAACCCATAAACTGAATTACCATTGCCGCCCGCGTCTGCGCTATCTAGCTGAATGTGCATTTTTGTGATACGCAGTGACGTTTCATCGGTATTAACAAACGCCTGATAAACCGTACCCGCTGTGACCGTAGTTGGTTTTGTTGCTATTTTGCAAACGTAATGCTTCATAAGTCCGCCATAAATAAAGGCGGGAGAACGCGAACAGGAACGAACGCGAACCCCCTGAAAAAATTAACCTAGCAACGTAGCAACGTGGTTTGGTTTCCATACTTTTACGCCGTACAAACAACGTACTTCAAGCATGGTTTTCATGTAGCCTTTATAAACTGCAATTTCAAATACTAAACCGCTTGTTGGGTCTTGTACTGTCATCACGTCAACAGCAGAATCACCACCGTTTGGCATTGCAGGTGGGCGCATGCCTAACTCGACTGCTGATTTATGAAACGCAACGCTTGGTGTGTAAGAGTCGCCAACTGTTAAAGCGTTAGCTGTAGCAATAACTTTTTGTGCGCCTGGTGCATTTAATGAAATAGTACCAGCAGCAGTAACACCAGTGCCAACAACGTATTTGTTTGCAGTATCTGCCGCAAATGTTACAACGTCACCCGCTAATACTGTGCCGCTGCCTGTTACCAATGCAATGTCAGTAACACCAACAGCAGTTGAGCCAGAAGTAACGTAAGAAGTACCACCGCCTTTTGTGTGCGTAGTAATACCAGCCGATTCTTTAATCATGATGCCTTG